AAATCATTGCATACTTTTTTCCATATCATGTCCTGTTCTAATTGTTTCTCACGATCCTTCATCATAGGTATATATGGCAAATATTGCGTTTGGTCTAATAAAACACACAATTGATAAAGCGTATAAGTATAATTAAAGAAATTCGTGCGATTGGCGGGGCAATGAACCGCCCATGGTTTTTGAATCTCAATAAATAAAACACACAACGTCTCATGTAATTCTTCATTCATGATTGGCGGTTTAATGCCAAAAATAGAATTAATATATTGAATATGTTCAAAATATTTATTAAGGCCCAATTTACGCAAAATATCGCGCATTTTATCGTAGTTTATTAATGCCATATCCTTAATACGTTCTTTTTTAATACGTCCACGAATTGCATCAATAACTTCCTCAGGTATTTGCGTAGTTTCTTTGGCTTGAAATTGCGATAAAATCTCTTTAAAATGATTGAGACGGATGTATGCAGTATAAGAAACTTCATTGGGCGGTTCTTTGTTAGTAGGTTTAGAACTATCTACAATGTAGGTTACGAATTTGCCGCAATTTTGGTTATTGCATATTAAAATGCCCTCTTCGTCTTGAGGAATAAGTTCTCCTTTTCGGCATACTTCACAAACATCGGTGTTTACAATAAAGTCTTGGATGTTAGAAATCTCGTTGTTCACGTTGCGCCAATAATTTTGGTAAGCCTTCTTGGATTGAGTATATTTTTCGCCACCCGCGTCAGCCGATTCAGGAGTTTTAGATTTAATTTTAAAGAAAGAATTGAGAACATTTACATTTTGATTTGGTGCATTGGAACCAGTGGAAATCTGTTTTTTCTGTTCGAAATAGTCGAATATATATTTGGAGTTCTCTAGTAAATAATATTTTTTTTGCGACTTTAGTGAACGAATTTGAGAACGTATGGCTTCTATTTTATCGCGAATGTCCATAAATTCATCAATTTGAGATTCTTTTAATGTGGGAATAATGTTTTTTAGGCGATTTTTTTCGGCGATTAGATTTGGAATCGTGATGGTTTCAATCGTATTAAAATGATTTAACATTTCGGTGTGTTTTTCGTCGATAGTGTTAATTGTTGGAGGTGGAGCTTTTTTTTGGGCGGTTTTATTCATTTGATATATAATTTTATCGAAGTGTTTTTATGTCGGTTTTTTGTCGTTATATTATAGATAATTTTATTTAATATGGAAGTCACAAATCAACCAATAGCTTTTTTTCCACTAGCAAAGCAAACTGATGATAATATATTGGCTCAAGGTTATAAATTAGGAAAAGTTCATTCGACAATAACTGGTTTGCCTGCGCGAATAGAATCAGCTTTAAATGAATCTATGCTCATTGAAGACACAGTTAAACAAGACGTAGACGAATCTTCGATGCCTTTTAAAAAAATATTTAGATCGCGTCGTGAACAATTAGTTCGTGTAAGTAATAAAACACAAATAACAAATGTATTGGGAAATTTTAAAATTGTAGATGAATTGGATCCGTGGCGAGAGTTTTTAAATAAAAATCAAATACATTTTGGTTGTTCGGTTTCACCAACGGCATTTTCCAGTCAAACTTTTTATACACAAGGCGATGTGACTATTTATCAATGGCAAACTTTAGACACATCGCCGTATGGTTGGCCAAACAGTAGGGAATCTTATAATGTTATAAAATCAATAACAGAAGAAGTCGATTGGTTAACTGGTTTACCATTAATTGGAAGCGTAAACGCAGAACATACTCTATCCATATTAGACGCAATATTTTTTTTGGCGCTGTATGTTAACGAATATAAACAGTTATTAACAGATTATCATTCGTATCTAGAAAAACGAAGTAAGGAAACTTGGCCTTCCACTCAGCCAACGCTAGTAGAATTTAACGAAATTATGAACCGAAATTATGTTAATGGTGATTGGGAACTAATAAAACGTCTAAAAATGGAATATTTATATGCTAATAATACTCCAAATCTGGTAAAGAGCGATGCAACATTATTGCGCGTGAATGGTGGGACTGATTTACCAATAGCAGAATTTAATTTACCAATGGCACAAGATCTAGCAGATAGAATATGGGCAAAAATTTCTGTAGAACAAGGTTTATTAGATGTTTTGGGCATAGGTAATTTTAAATCTAAAAAGGATTTATGGAAGAGAAACATAATAGCATCTTGGAAACAACGAATGGATTATATTGCCAGATATATAAACGAAAATCGTGAAAGTGAATATGGAGAATTAGAAGCGCTGCGATCAATTTGTAGATATATTTCCAGTTTACACCCATCATTAAGGAACAATTTGTTGGGAATTGATATAAGAAAAACAACATCCAATTCACGTGTTATAAAAATAGTTCCTTCTTCCCCATTTAAAATATTGATTATGCAAACAGTAACCGATGAAATATTTAAAAAAATCATAGAACAAACAGACACATTTTTTACAGCTCGTGATATGCTGATTAGAAATTATAAAATTCCATTAGAAATTATAAATCAGTGGATAGAACAAGAAAACCGAAGCAGAAGATCTCTGCGATTAAATTTTGAATCGCAGCTAAAACGAATAATATTTAAAACGCTTGTTTATGTAAATGAAAATAATGACGAAGTTGAACAATATTTGCGCGTTAAGTTTGCTACAATGTATTACGCAAATTGCGTCGACCGTTATAACACATATAATGAAAATGAAGGCTTGCGAGAAACAGTGTTAGCACAGTTAGTAGTAGATTACAAAGGAATATTATTAGGAGGCGCAATAACTATTTCACAAACAGATATAGACAATTTTCGTATGTTTTCTGCATTTTACGATGAAGAAAAAAAAACAAATGATAAAAACCTAGAATACAGTTTTGCAAATATTTATAACGAAGATAACGAAATACGAGAACGTGTTGAAGAAACTCTCGCAAAAAGCACAGTAAAAATAAAACAGGCAATGCTATACCAGGCAGATTCACAAGAAGGAGTTGATGCTTTGCGTGACGTTTTTAATATGGAAACTGATAAACCTGATCGTGGCGGTGCCAATAAAAAGAAACCACAAACTCGTAAACGCCCAAAAAAACGCATATCTAGAAAATATAAACGGCAAAATGTCCACCGCTACAAAAATAGAAATACCTTTAGAAAATATGCAAATCAATAAAAAGCAGTTTCAAAAGATGATGTTTTTACATAATGCTCTCGACCAAGGATGGACAGTCAAAAAATCAAACGATTCTTACATTTTCACTAAAAAACACGAGAACCGACGTGAAATATTTCAAGAGAATTATTTAGAGAGTTTTTTAGTGTCTAATTTTACGCCAAATGTAATAGAGTGATTGGCATGCATTGGGATTCGATACTTTTATTTAGCATAATTTTACGCAAAATGTTACACCCCCCCATTTTGCATTAAAATGCACAAATATTAACATTATCAGCGATCATTTATGCAGTCAAAGATGGCATTTTTATGAGAGAAGTTACAAAAACAATGATTGTGACTAGGATTACATTAATGATATTGTTTAGGAATTGTTTATAATTACAAAATTTGTGAATACCACAAATAAAATAATTTTATCTGTGTATAGTGTGTGGATAAATATTTAGGAAATATACAAAATTGTGACTGAAAAATAAAATATGAATTATTTTATTTTTTGCGAGATTATTTTCTCAGTGTACTTTATAATTTCGATTTCGAAATGGCTGGTGGACTTATGCAACTTGTAGCTTACGGCGCCCAAGACGTGTTCCTTACGGGAACACCCGAGATTACCTTCTGGAAGGTATCTTACAGACGCCACACAAACTTCGCGATGGAATCTATCGAACAAACCTTCTCTGGCCAAGCCGATTTTGGTCGCCGTGTAACCTGCACCATCTCCCGTAATGGTGATCTTGCTTACCGCACCTACCTCCAAGTTACTCTCCCTGAGGTTAACCAAGGTATGTACACTGGCTCCACTGCCGGTGAAGGCTGCTATGCTCGTTGGTTAGATTACATTGGTGAACAACTCATTGCCCAAGTTGAGGTTGAGATTGGTGGCC